TAATTTCTGATTTTGACTTATGAATGTAGCTGTTTTGGCTTGTAACTCACGTGCTGCCTTGGCAAGTTCCGGGCGGTTTTTTGTTGCATCAAAAACAGCGTCTATCTCTTTGTTTATCTTCCCAAAATTGTCCTTTATGTTGATCGTCTTTTCGTTCCATTTTGTACGGAAAGCTTTTGTGTCTTCGACCGGAAGTTTACCAAGATCATCAATATGTGTTGTCAGTTTCGCTAAGTCATCAGCTAGTGCCATTATTTTTTTATTAGTATCAGCAACTTTCGCGGCTTTGATCACATCGTCTATTTTTTTAACGTTAGCAAGCTCTTTACCTACAGGTGTTTTGGGTATTGGAGGTTTTTTCATTTTTTGCGCAGCCTTGACAGCCACAGGGAGATTTTCAATAGGTGTTCTGCTGTCACTAAACATCCAGTCTTTAAGATTGAAGTCTCGTATCTCTTTAATCCATTTTTTAATATCCTCCAGATGAGCTACTAAAGCACCCACACCAAGGGCTGTTAATATACCCAATAACATAGCACCAAGGCCTTGTAGCTGTGTAATCCAGTCACTATCACCGTCTTTCTTTTTGTTCTCTTCTACAGCTTCCTTAATCACACTACAACAACTAGCTGGCATGATTGATGACAATTGCTTTAAGGCTGTCTTGTCAAAACTGACAATATTCGTTGGTACAACCTTGGCTAGAATTTTTCTCGGTGAAAACTCATCACGATCGTTCTCCCGGTCACGCTCTTTTGCGTTCTCATCTATCTTTTCAGCGATTGTTGCTGCCAGGTCGTCGTTTTTCTTTTTCTCCTCCGCTTCCGGGTTGTAGAACCCTCCTAATTCTAAACGACCATCATTTTGCACTGCATCAGCAGTAGCGACATCCTTCAGATCATCAGTTAATTCCGTTAATGCTGCAATTAAATTTGAAAGTCGGTTCTCCATAGGTCATAAATATTTATGACCTCAACTGTTACAATCCCACTATTCTGTAGTTGTAAACAGTGATGCATCAAACGGGATTTGCACGTCATCCTCAACATCGAGAGTGGCATTCTCACTATTTCTCAAATCCTTAATTTTTTCACTCACTTTCAAGCTGGCTGACATTGGTAAGCTTTCAAATATCTCAATTGCCTGTACAACTGATATTTCGTTAATATTTATTGATTGATCGCCTATTTCAATGTCGTTGACATACTTAACCATTTCATGTATGTATATATCACCAATTACATCAGTCAGTCTTATACTGGATCCACGTTTTCCGCTCTTCACTGTATTGGTGAACTGTGCATTATATTTACCATCTTTTTTTAGATCCGGGGTTGCTCCACGAATTTTTAGATTTTCAATAGTAACTTCAAAGGTTGTTTCTTTTGGAGGGTTTTCTTTGAGTAGTGTTATTCTCTCATCAATATCTACAGTATATTCTTTACCATCACTGGTGAATTTCAGCGTGTTTCCTAAGGCCTTCTGTCTTAGCTGCAACACAATTGCTGGGCGATCTGTTATACGTATCATCTGTTTGCCTTGAAGGCAGTTTTCATTGATAATGTTGTTGATCGTGTTGCTGAATGACAAGTTTTCAACCTCAGTATCGACACCACTACTCAAAATACCTTTTTGTTGCTTTACTGTCAGTGGCTTGAAGTTTACAACATCACCGATACTTGGCACATATATAGATTGTATCTGCTGTTTGTTTAACTCTGTTACACTCTTTAAAATATCTTTGAAATCGGCTTTAACAACCGGCTTGGAGGTACTCTCTTCTTCACTCATATATGTTATTTATCGTCATTATATGTAGATTCAACTACTATACAAATCCTGGATTTGGTAGAGATATTCCACCGGATTCTGCTTTATTATTTTTTTCTTGTGCTTTCTTTTGATCTTCAATCTCTTTCCTATACATGTTTATATATGTTTGTGTGTCAATTGGTGTAATATTATCAATCTCGTTTAAGCTGTAGTTCATATGCTTAACCATTATATATCTTATATAATATTGTTCTTCAAGATTTGAATTGTATAATGATTTTAATAATTCAAACATACTATTATCGAATACTTTTAATTCTATGGACCGTAGATCGTCAGATATTTTTTGTTTTACAGATTCGAAAACAGGTATTTTGTATGTTTCGTCTATATTTTTTATGTAATTTACTGATTGTTGTAGAACATCACCAGGTAGATTATCGAGTAGTTCGTTTTTTTCTTCGCTAGTGAGAGTTGTCAGATCAAAACTCCTATCGCTCGTGTTCAACTTTAACATCACATCTACAATTAAATCATCTAGATTGCTGTTGTGTATGTTTAATGGTAGTCCTACCTCGACTGACATGTTTTCAACACTAACCTCTATCGGCTTGTTGTTAGGATGGTTTGTCACTCTATCCAGTATATCATATAGATCAATACTCACATTATTCTTTACTTTTTCAGGTCCGGACTCAACTTTAGTTGAAATTTCAAGCCTATCTGCGATACTCATTATTCTAATATTGAGTAATATTACAAACTTATCAACACAGTTTAAGCTTGTAATATCAATTTGATCATGACAATGATTCGTTATAAGATTATGAAAAAAATTGACGATTTGATCAGTGTCATTATTTTGTATATATTTTATTATTGTAAGATATTCCGTGTTATCAAACGTGTCGTATCTGTAATATCTTTCATGAGATGGTACATACACCTTGTATGTAAATTGCTGTGACATCTACAATATTTAGATGGTTAAAGGTATAAATCAATTGCTTATGAAAACATCTGGTTTGAATCAAGGCCCGGGCCTGAAGGGCGGTTATAATCAATACCGGACATGTCATTCGCGTTATTTACATCTGACGTGAAGTTACCTTCAGCAGATCTTCCGGCTTGTCCATTCGATACAGATCGTGTGAAATTGTTTTTATTTCCTCCAAAAAATCCTAAAACTTTGTTTATTTTCTTCTTAATTTTGTTAGCTTTATCAACAAACTCTTCAACTTTTGCAATCTTGGTTTGTAGTTTTCTGAAAGATCGGCTTTTGCTCAATAATTTTGTGGCCATGTCCTTTACAAATTTTTTAAACCCTTGCTTGCTCATGTAAGCGCCCATGTCTGTATCTGGTAAACTCTCGATTGTGTAATGTGTGTAGTGCCATGAGGTTGTAAACAGATCGAAATTATTACCATCTTGATATGTGAGTTCTTTACTATCCACGCTAACAGGTACACAATTATAAAATCTCCAAATTTTACGTTGCACGAGTGGTGTGTATTGGTATGTCTTTGCTAATTGCACAACACTAATATTCGCTTTTATATTTCTATTGTCAGTGGCCGGTCTAGCGACAAGTCCCATGTGTGAAGTTAGTATAATCCAAGGTCTAATCACCAGGTCAACAAAACTTCTATTAGATTCTCTCCACTGTACAATCAAAGGAGCCATACCACTACGATTACCACCTACTTTACCTGGAAGAAACCCCATATTGTTGTTAATTGCAACGTCTTTTACATCATATTGCTCTCCCGGTAAGACCACACCTTGAGCTAACAAACAACCATGTTTACCACCACCAGTTTTCATAAAAGTGTCTCGAGTTATTTCCTGCATTCCTTGGTCAATATCCCATCCAGCAGCTCTACTACCAGGCTTATCTATTGCACCAGCGTTTTGTCCATTATCCCCCGGTTCGAGATCGAACATACTTTGCGAAACAACGTATTTCGGTATTGGATGTAGTTTCGTGAACGTGTTACTGGTTAATTGATTTGGTAATACCGCTGCCTCAATGTTTACTAACCATAAAAATTTATTAGGGATCGCGAACTCCCACTTATCAAGATGTTGCAGAAAGTTTTCAGTGTAACTGAACGGATAGTTGAACGGAAATATATCTGTTCCTAACAATCCGTCGATCTTCTCACCGACTCTACGTATATCATCAAACATGTATACTATTATTTAATACATAAACACAAAAAAGCCGTGTATATACACGGCTCTTTGTAACACGATAGATATGCTATATTAAAGTGTTTGGAATTTTTGGCTTCTTACGTATTGGTAACCGAGATTCACTTCGAACTCTACAGGTGCACCATTTCCAGATGGGTCATATGCCACATCACCAACACTGATTGGAAACGCACCAACCAATGTAAATTGACTTACACGATTCAACTGCGTGTCAAGCTGTACCAGATCAACAATTGATGTTTCTTTAGCAATGAAATAATTACCAGTACTAGTAGCGTCATCAAATGTATCACGCGTCCAGTTCAACAGCAGTGTTCTCAAACTATCAACCCGGTCACTATAGAACTGTAATGAATATTGTCCTGTGTATGTTGCACCGCCAGGAACTCTGAAGTTGAGGCCCATGTATGGTATCTCAGAAACGTTGATCGTACGTCCAGGTATACTACCACCTTTGGCGTATACTAAGTCGTCCTCAACGATTCGGAAACTACCGTCACCGCTCTGTATGTTAAGTACCCTGAATTGGAAGTCGCGACTGAAATCTCTTTCCTGCGCTACTCTGTAGAAGTCTGATATTGTTTGTCTTACGTCTGGCATAAATTTGTCCTCCTAATTATTTAGTCTTACGACACTAATTCGCTGAAGTCTTGACCGGTTCTAGTTGCATAGAAGTTAACTAATATAAACTCTGCAGCTCTTGTAGGCTTGATATAGATGTCAACTACAAGTTCGTTACGATCAATAACATCAGGTGAATTGTTACGCTCGTCACAGACTAACAAGTAGTCATACAATCCTTGCGTGTTTTTCACCTCCTCGAATATAGGTCTAAGAACGTTCAATACTTGAGTTCTGGTGAACAATGTGTTAGGTTCAAATACGAAGAACTTAACCGTGTTCATCACAGCTTTTTGCAAGTAAAGGAACAATCTACGTACATTGATTCTGTCGAACGCACTAGGTTTAGCTTGCATGGTCTTTTGACCAAAGATCGCGAAACCTTCGTTCGGGAAGTTGGCGATTGGATTTAAACCAATCTTGTACAATTGATCCCGTTCTTTTTGTTTTGGATAAAATGCTAAGTCCTGAACACCGCTTACCAATCCTCGTGTAAACCCAGCAGGTGCAATCCATGGATAAAAATTACTATCTGTATTAGCCATGGCTGCCGCGGCAAATCCACTCATCGGCACCCACACTGGGCGGTTCAGCGCCTTATCGTTGGTGAATCCCCAGTTAGCGTATGTGGTACAGTAACTACTGTTTTTTGTACCACCTGTCATCATGTGACGTAATGGCCAGTAGATGTGTTGTGAAAAGTTAACACCAGCTTCACGTTGCTTACTAGTCAATGTCTTACTGTTACGACCTTGTACGAATATGTAACGCAATGGGTCAGCAATGAAGATGTTGTCCTTGCGAGCAAACTGACTGAAGCTCTTGAACGTATCAAAGATTGTGTCATAATTTACTAGGAAATCGAGCTCATTACGATTGTCAATAACTTTTGTTTGATACAACCCATTACCACTCAAACCAGTACTGCTTACTGTGTGATCACCAATGTTGAAATACTCCTCATCATCAAAGTGGTCTTGTGCTCCACCCTTTGAACCAACATATACAGTACCTAAACCACTCTCACATGTAATGTCAATTGGGAATAAGTCAAAGTTATCAGCAAGTTCAAATACACGGTCAAGTTTAGCAGGTATGTTACCGGTCTCTTTAGCTTCAGCAGCTTGTTTACGGTACACTCCGTGTGGGTAAACATTGTTTCCGTGTTTGATTTGTGCAACATTATTGCGTTGCAGACCCTGCCATGATTTGATATACTTTCTATCCTCAATCTCTTCTGTACCATTCAAGAAGCTCTGAGCAACGCGGAAGTTTGTCACTTCTTCGCTAGCTGGTGGTTCATCACCATCAGCAATATATTCAGCATGATATCTTGCGTCTTTAGCGGGTAGAACACGAATCTTACGTGTTGGAAAACCGTTTTCATCCAACCAGTTACCGGCTGTTTTTGAAATACCTTCATTCATCTTGAGGTACAAGTTATTGCTGTTATCAGCTTCACTCTCAATGTAATACGACACTGCTGTACCACCGGTTGATAAGAATCTTTCCCGGAAGTAATTGGTACTACCAATAACACTGTCAGCCACCATATAGTCAAGCTTAGTAGCATCCGGTTCAAGTGTTGATTGACGTACCTTGAATACTGCTAATGTCAAAACATCACTGAACTCATCTGTATTTAAATCAAATTCACTCAAATTTTCGAGAACTTCACTCATACTACCGTCAAGACCAATCTGTGATTTGTTTCCAAAATCATCAAACGCAAAACCAGCACTCAACGAGAATGTCAAGCGGCTTTTTGTACCTTCACTCTCGTCTGGAACATTAACATAACCACCGGTTGTTCCACCAAGCTTTTTACTTAGTGATTTCAATTTTCCTACACTATCGAAGTCACTAGCAGGGTTCAAATTGGTGTTATCACTGATACCAATGTAATAACCTTCAAACTTCTCATTGATAACGAATTTTTTATCGTTAACAATCATAAGACCGGCTCCACCCTTGGTTAACAAGTCATTATATGTTGTAAATTTTTGGTTTGCAAATTTAC